CTACAGTTATTTCACCTGCAAAGAAAGTACGGGTGTTTAAAGCACCAGTACCTTCCATTCTAAAAAAGTAAGGCTTATTAGCCCCATCACATATAAGTATCTCACCGTAGTCTGACAAGCCTTCAAATAATGAAAAACTTATTTGTGATTGGTTAGTACGTGCTAAGTCTGTACGGCCTGTAAAGGTTGCGTAGTTATCTCCACTGCTATGCACACTTTGTTTAGATATAGAAATCCATGAGGTTCCATCTTGACTAAAAAAGATTCCAGTATCTGAACAAACTATTACACCATCAGCATAGCCTCTAATTCCTAATACTTTAGCAGAGCCATTAGGACGTACTGCTGAAGCTCCTCCAAAGAGATTAAAGCCATTAATACGGCGATAGCCTCCGTCGGTATCTACTTCAAAGTTTGTAAGCTTAGAAGCAATTCCCGGCTGTCCCAGCATCTCAAGCTGGTTAAGGCTGGTATATAGACCACCTTTAGCTGATAAACCAAACGGCTGAGACATTATACAAACCTCATACGGTCATCTTTAAACTCACCGGGATTAGGATTCATTAGGTTAAGTTTCATCAAACGTAACCCACGCTTGTAGTCTTCAAGAGCAAATGCAGAAAACTGTGGGCTTTCTTTAAACTGATAGATATAATATCTAGCCCTGTTAAGTAATACAGGCTTGTAAGTATTTGGAAATACTGTTTCATCACCAAATGCTGAAAGCTCTGTAGGTAGTGCATAAGCATAAAACCAAATACGATATACTTTATCTGGAATAGAACTAAGGCCAAACTTACGATTGTCAGGACTTTTAATTACACGATCAGGAATACCATACTGTTGGGTATCTGCATCGTCTAAGTTTTCTGGAATACGTCTGTAGTCTTTCCAAGCTTCTGTTGTAGTAAAGCGCAAGTTACGCGCAGTATAAGGAGCAGACTCACCATCTACACCTACAGTAGTCAAGTAAAAGTTATCCCAATCTACATAACCATAGTCAGTAGTTAAAGAAGAACTAGCAGGCTTTAAGTTATACCAGCGTTGTCCTGCTACAGTTTCTACGTATACATTACCGTACATAGGATCTGTTTCACCACTAAGGTTAACAGCAAGGAAAGGCCACTGAGGTTCTTCATTAACAATATCTAGATAAGCCCTGTTAATAGAGTCTTTAACATGTTGTTGAATACCCACAGCAGAAGCAAAGCTAGAACTTGTAAGCTCTACTTCATTCATCTCCCGTAGGAGTTCATTTGCTAAATCTAGATATGTTGCAGCCATTATTTATGTACCTTTTGAACCTCAAAGTTTGCTGATTTACTTGCACCCTTATGAGACTTGTAGCCCTCTTTAGGATCTTTCATAAGCTTGTAAGACTTGCCGGACTTCATCCAGTGGTAACCTTTAGGAGCAGCTACTTTCATTTTACTTTCTGCGTTACCGTCTTGCTACCACACATCTTTTCCATTTCTTGTATAGAAGCATAGCCGCCTTTGTTATACATAGAGCGTCCACCGCCCATCTTACCTTCACGTACCATACTGCCGTACATCATTCCTTTCTTTTTATCTTTACCATACATCATTAGTCTTGCTCCATTGAAAAAGTTTTACTAATTGCTCTAGCGCCTTCAAACTCTGTAGCGCATTCAGGGTCAGAGTCTTTATTAAAAATTTTATCAAAGTTATCTTTGTAACGTGCGTAATTAGTTCCTTTGCGGATTCTACTGCCTTTACCAGCAATAGTTTGTCTCATCATTAACGGCTTCGCATCAGATCCAAGTTGGGGCATTATAATCTCCAGTAAAAAGGAAAGGGGCCACCGAAGCAGCCCCCACCTAAAAGGTCTAGTCGATACCGTAGAAGGCTGAAACCAGAGCTTCTGGTCGCAGTACCTTAGCACCGTAAACGTGTAGACCACGTACAATGTCACCAAAGCTATCTGGGTCACGGATGACCTCAGTGCTGGTGATCGTTTGAGCCGTTGCCGTAGAAGACATGTGACCAGCCAGACATTGACCAGCAGCATTAGATACCGCAGGAATGTTGTTTGACTTGTACATATCAAAACCACGCAGCTTGCCAGAGCTTACCAAACCATTACGGATGGAGCCTTGACCAGCGTTGAAGTCTACGTTCAACAGCTTAGAGCTAGACTGAGACAGTACTTCGTAGAACTGTGGTGAAGCTACGAACCAACGGCCTTCTTCTGGGATGTTCTGCTCGTCTAGCAAACGTGCCATACGTGCCATAATATCCAGAGGATCGTGCTCGTCAGTACCAAAACCAAGGTCTAGGTTACCAGTACCGTCAAAGGTACCTTCAGCCAGATCAGTAGCATTGTCCGTACCAAGTACATGGTCAGGGCTAGAGCTAGATACACCAGCAAACATAGAAGCCAGTACACCTTGGTCAAAAGCATCACGCAAAGAGTAAGCTGCTGAAGACGTAGCAACGTCACGGAAGTTAACGTGAGACATGTTAGTTTCAATGTCATCTACGATAAACTTAAATGCGTTAGCAGTGTCAACAACCAGAGTTACTTCTTGGTCGGTCAACTTCGTAGCGGTCACATCTTGACCACGCTCATACTGATAAACAGTAATTTCAGGCTCTTTGATGATTCGTACACTATCACCGAATGCTGCGATTTCACCCGCATAGTCAGTGTTCGTAATACCTTCAATCACAGAAGCCTTACGGAAAAAGTTTAGTACCTGCTTGGAATAAACTTTAGGTAGGAAAAACGAGTTGTTTTGTCCTGATACAGAGTTACCAAAGTTAGCATTGGTATCTGTAGACGGTTCAAAGAATTGGTCACTTACATTATAAGCCATGTTAATATTCTCCTAATAACACAATTAATTATGCTACTACGCGACCCTCCATCATTGCTTGTTTGATATCTTCTTCAAATTTATCAAACTGATCTAGGGACATAGCAGCGATTTCCCGTTCAGTCCAGATCTTAGGTTGACCAGCATCTACGTTAGTTGTTTTAGTTGATACCATATCTGCTGCCGAACCTTGAGGTTTCTTTCTGGGCTGTTGTTTTTGAGTAACACCAGTTTCCAATTTATAAAGATCAATAGCTTTTGAAGCTAAAGCAACATTATCAGGATTATTATAAATCCAATCTTGAATCTGCTCAGGTTGCTCCTTAGCCCACGAATGAAACTGCTCATCCCCTCTGATGTCTTCAAAGTCTGGATGGCGTTGTTGCAAAGTGGTTTCAGCCTCTCTACGTAATACTTCAGACTCACGTTGCCGCATAGCCTGTAGTTGCGCTTCAAGTTCCGCTACCTGCCGTTGGCTCTGCATATGTGCTACAGATTCAACAGTGTTATACAGATCAGGATATTCCTCTTTAAAACTTTCTAACTCTTCT